AAGGAACTTGCCAAAGATGGTCTGCAGATGGTTGATTACAAGAGCGGTGCACATCGGCAGTTGGATAGTGCAGTCAGAGTAGCAGTAAGGACTGCCACGACCAAGAATGCCTGTGCCTGTCAGGAACAAGTCATGGACGATTTGGACGTAAATCTTGTGGAAGTATCCAGCCACATGGGCGCACGTCCAAGCCACGCGAAATGGCAAGGTAAGATCTACTGGCGTAAAAAGAAGTATGGCAATTACAAGAACTTTGAACAGGCCACACGCTATGGCCACGGTGATGGTCTTGGTGGTTGGAACTGCCGCCATCAGTTTTACCCGTACATTCCGGGCGTCAGTGAAAAGACATATGAGCCATATCGCTTGGGTGAGAACAAAGAGCAGTATGAGTTGGAGCAGAAACAACGCTATAACGAACGTATGATCCGTGAATGGAAACGCAGAGAACAGATCATGAAAGCGGCCGGTCTTGACTCGACTTACGAAGGCTCAAAGGTCAAGGAATGGCAGAAAAAGAACAAGGATTTGATCAATGCACATCCGGATATTTTAAAGCGTGACTATGGTCGTGAGAAAGCGTATCTATCCTCTAAGAGCACAAAGACAAGATTAACGGTAAGTGGAAGAACAGAGGCAAAAGCAAAGCAAGAATGGGTTCGGGAAAAGTATGAGAAAGCAAAGGAAAATGGAGATATATCATCTTTGGTAACATTTAAAACGTATAATCAGACAGCATATAAAATCACGAAAGATATTGTCGATACCAAGACAAAGGATGGTATAATTATTACAGGATTTGCACCTCATGTTATTGACCGAATCATTGGTAATTACAAGTCGAGTAACGAGAAGATTACTAAAGATAGTTTTGCAGTGAAGTCCGGGATAACTGGAACAAGAAAAGGTGTAAAGTTTAAGTATATTGTCGATTGTCTGAAGAATGGTAAGAGTTCAGGTATTAAAGTCGATAAGCAAGGGCGAAAGTCTATTACTTATAAGACTGATAAATGCCAGGTATCAATCAATCCGGACACAGGAGAATTACTACAGGTTACGCCAAAGGAGTGATAACATGCCGTTTAGTGTTGATGAAAGAGAATGGATCAAGCAACATCTGGACAATGGTGATCAAATAGCATCATCCAATGACAAAGAAGAAATACTAGATGCTTTGCATGATTTTACTGTGTCTGAACTGTATGACAACGAATTATCTCCTACGCAGGCATGCCGAGAAGCTGAAGAAATAATTGAACATGTCGCACGATATTGGGAAGAATAGCACACTGTAGCAAGTGTGCTTTTTTCGTGTGAAGGGCAATATGGAGTATTTATGTGTAATCACGTATGGAACAGTAAAATCAAAACTAGTTATTATGATTCACAACAAAAGTGCAGGGTGGAAAAGATTATTCATACCTGCATTTTTTGTGGAAAGAAAAGAAAGGAGACGGTATACGTGAAAGACCCGCCAAAGAGAAAATTGCCAAGATTTTATTTTTGAATAGGAGGTATTAATGAATTTTTCTCATGAAATTTTGGATGATGTAAAAGTAAATGTTGAATATGCAAAAGATCAAGAAGAGTATCAAACTTTACCTGTTCATCGATTCAAAGATGGTATGATCTGCGGTTGTATCGTCTTAGATGATAATGAATTAGAAGCAGTACTAAAAGAAGGTAAAATATATTTTTCAATTTTAACTTTTAATCAGCCATTACAGCCGTTTTTTATAACAACAGATAAAAATTTATTTAAAGAACACATCGATGTTTATCAGAATAAGCAATGATGTGTTTTATTTTGCCACGGGCAAGGCGTTAAAAGGCGACCGCACAAGTGAGCGCAACTCACGTAAATAAAGCGTAGTGTAGGAGGAACAAAAATGAAAAGAGAAGATTTACAAAAAATTGAAGGGCTGACAAAAGATCAGATTGATTCGATCATGAATCTCCATCAGAATGACGTCACTGCATGGAATCAGAAGTTTGAAAATCAGAAGATCGATTTGGCCACGAAAGACACCAAGATCAAGGAGCTTACTGAAACAGTGAAATCATATGATGGTGTGGATGTTCAGAAACTAAAAGACGATGTGAAAAACTGGGAAACAAAATACAATACTGATTTAGCGGCTGAAAAGAAAGATGCTGCTATTCGTCTTGCAATCATGGCATCAAGACCTCGTAATGAAAAAGCACTGATGGCTCTGATCGATACAGAGACCATTAAATTAAACGAGGATGGTACGGTAACAGGTTTGAAAGAACAGTTGGAAAATATCAAAAAGGAAAACGATTATTTATTTGAACCAACAGAACCAGCAAAGCCGGCCGAACCAAAGCCACAGGATGTCAATCTTGGTGGTGATCATACGAAGAAACCGGAAGGAGAAGCGTTGACTCTTGGTGGTGCAATCTCAGATTTTTATTCGAAAGAACAATAGGAGGAATAATTTATGCCATTAACATTAGCAGAAGCTAAGGTCGGTTTAGCCGACAAGGTTCAGCAGGCAGTCATCGACGAATTCCGTCGAGGATCTTTCATTCTGGACCGATTAACATTTGATGATGCCGTATCTGCCGGAACCGGTGGAAGTACTTTGACTTATGGATACTTGCAGTTGCAGACTCCATCGATGGCTGCTGGGCGTGCAATTAATTCAGAATACACCGCCGGTGAAGCTAAGAAAGTTAAGAAGACAACGGACCTAAAGATCTTTGGTGGATCTTTTGAAGTAGACCGTGTTTTGGAAGATTCTGCCGCACAGTCTGAAATTACTTTCCAATTACAGCAGAAAATCTTGGCTACACGAAACAAATTCCATTATGACTTTATCAATGGAAAATCCACAGCAAAGGGAGATGCTACATCTTTTGATGGATTGGATACTTTACTGACGAGTGCATCCACAGTTTATAATCCGGATGCAGCTATTGACTTGTCCGATGTGGATAAGATTGATGCGAACTACAAAGCCTTTATCTATGCATTGGATAACTGGTTGGCCACTATGGACGGAAAACCAACAGCCTTGTTGATGAATTCTAAGATGTATTCGACACTGAATTATATTTGTAAAAAGATTGGTCAGTTTGCTCCATCTGTAGATGCTTTTGGACGTTCTATTTCGACTTATGATGGTATCGCTTTGGTAGATATGCAGTACTACTTTGACGGATCTAAGACAGTGCCTTGTGTCAAGATTGATGATGCTACAGGTACATCTGCTATCTATGCCGCAACCTTTGATTTAACAGCTGTACACGGTGTATCTCTGAAAGGTGGTAGTGTAATCAATACTTATCTGCCTAACATGAGTTTGCCGGGAGCCGTTAAGAAAGGTGAAGTTGAAATGGTAGCCGGTTTAGCTTTGAAGAATACAAAGAAAGCCGGTGTATTCAAAAACATTCAGATTCAGGCAACAGGAGCATAAGATGACCTACGACGAATACGATCAGCTGGGCGGACGATTTGAAGAAAAGGAATTCAAGGAGATCTATCCGTATGCGAAAGCCACAATGGAAGGATACATCATGGATCATATTCCCTATTGGCGTGTTAAGCCGTTGGATGAATATGGCTTTGACTACAAAGAGATCCTTTTGTATGAGATTGATTTCCTTCTTTCCTGCGGTGGCATCAATGCATGCTTAGGTAAGTCGGATTTCAATTTCAATTCGGTTTCCACTAGTGGCTTTTCGTATTCGGTGGATGGAACAAACATGGAATACTACATGGGCATTCCATTAAGTCCGCTTTTCAAATCCAAATTAGATCACGCTTTGCTTAAGACAGGATTGGGGTGCATGCTTGTATGAGTTCACCCCGATTCCTTAGGCCGCATACGATCACGGTCCGCAATTATGGACCTGAAGTCGATAATGAAGCCACATATTCAGACACTGTATTTAAGCATGTGAAATTTGATGGAACCTACGGCATGACTTTAGGTACACGTGGTGTCGACACGACTGATACAGTGCTGATTATTGTGGATTGTAAAGATTACGATGCAGGAAATAAGAAACTTGTCTTGGAACATCAGTATGATGATCCGGATAGCCAGGTGTGCTTCCGGAAAGACGATGTGATCCTTTATAACGGTCAGGAGTATACAATCAACCAGGTCAAAGTGACAGATCCTTTTGGTACGGATCCGCAGTTTTTGGAGATCACATGCGCGTAAATGTAACAACAGATTTGAGCGGCTTGACCAAACTAACCAAGGATCAAAAGAAAAAGAAAATCTTACTAAAACAGCAGATTCTGAAAGATACCAATCAGAATGTACCTTTCAGAAGCAATTATCTAAGAAATTCTGCAGTACGAAGCGCATCTGATACAAGTGACTATTTGACTTGGGATGCGCCTTATGCACATTTCCAATGGTTCGGGAAGGTCATGGTTGGTATCAAATCGCATCGACCGTGGGCGAGAAAATACGAGCGAAAAGTATATACGAATCGTGATATCAAATATCGCGGTGGAGGACACAAAGACTGGTTTGAATACACCAAAGCAAGAAAGCTAAAGTCATGGATTGAATTTGTCAGAAAGCTATATACGGGGTGATCAAAATGGAAATGAAAGATATTCGACAGATTGAAGATGGTCTGTTTGCCTATGTAAAAAAGATCCAGAATGTATATCCAGTGTATCTGGAATACTTTCCGGATTCAAAAAATACTTGTCTATGCTTTAAGAGAAATGCTGATCCGGTAACACTTGAAAAGTATATCTCCGGTGCCTACAAAGCAGAGTTCAATTTTTCTCTGCTTTTTCAAAGCTCTCGAAGAGATACGAAAGCTATGCTGGATCTATCACGCATCCTCAATGGATTTGCGGAAGAGTTCGAAAAGGAAGAACTGGCAGGATTTCCAAATTTAAAGTTAGACAACGCAACACCAATCAGTCTGGAAATGACTGATAGACCGGCCGACTACGAGGGTGAAGGTGTAAAACTTTCGACATTCTTGGCTGGTTTTAAATTAACCTATGAAAAGAAAGGAAGATTCGAATAATGGCAACTTATCCAAACAGAGAGTTGAAAACGGAAGACAATCTCCATTACGTGAAATGGGAAGGTCAGGAAGAATTTGTTCTGGCCAATAAAGGTTTTACCAACTGGACTGAATCGCTGAATCCAAACGTTGAAGATGGTACACAGTTCATTGGCGATAAATCCGCAACAAGTATGATGATGGGATATTCTCCAAGCATCGCATACGGCGGATCTGTATATCCAGGTGACACATTCAGTTACTGGGTATATCAGGTTGGTAAATTAAGAAAAACAAATCAGCAGTTTACAGAGGTTGAAGTAGAAACTTGGAACCAGGTTGAAAGTCAGCAGGGAAAATACCGTGCTTATCAGCACACCTATGAAGTGCAGCCATCCAATCCAGGATCTGGCGAAGGTGGAGGCAAGCTAACGGCCGAAGGTACATTTGCCAGCATTGGTGAGCCGATTCCAGGCGTATTTGATATCACAACAAAGACCTTCACTTCAGATGAAGATTTAGAAGAAGCCTAGGAGGATAGTTTATGCAGAAAATTGATCTTGAATATACATCCGGTGAACGTGTACTTGGAATCCGTGGAAAAGAGTACAAATGCAATCTGTATGATTTGAAAGCTGTCCAGGCACTGAAAGAGTTTGTACAGAAAGTACAGGAAGAAACCGATATGTTTAGTCCTGCCTTTCTGAATATGTGTAAGGAAACGATTGATGTGGTATTGGGTAAAGGATCGAGTAAATCCATTTTCAAGGCCACTGAAAAATCAACTTTGCCTTACTATCTATGTAACAAATTGAATGATCTGTATATCAGTGAACTGAAACGTCCGGAAGTAGAAAGAAAGCAAGCGGAAGCTGATAAGGAGATACAAACCATGAAAGCTTACAATGATCAGATGATACGCTTTGTAGATGCTATGAAGAAGGCGGGAGCCAAGTATGGTATTGACCAGGACAGACCTGCCGAAAAGCATTAGAATCGGTGAAAAAGACTATCTGATCAAGACAGACTTTCGCACATGGATCAAGTTCGAAGCCATGTTACAGGATGATGAGATACCGGATGAATTCAAGACCTATCTGCAAATACGATTATTAGGCAATAATGATCTATTGAATGAAGATATGGAGAGCGTGCAAAACGCTCTTTTTTCTTTCTATCGTCTGGGTCAGCCGATTCGGAAAGCCACTAAAACATCGAATGACAAGCCTTATAGCTTTGAAGTGGATATGCCGTGGATCTATGCAGCATTTCGGGAACAGTATCAAATCGATCTGTTGACCGCAGATCTGCATTGGTGGGAATTTAAAGCCATGTTTGATAGTTTATCCGGTGATACCATGTTTGGAAAGATCATGAGTTATCGAACAGCGGATCTAAGCAAGATGTCTGAATCAATGCGTAAGGAAATGGCCGAACTCAAAGCATACTGGTCATTGGATGGTGGCTATGAAGATCAGCGAGATCCATACGAAATAGAAGCAGAATTGCTTGCAAACGTAAAGAGGTGATGAAATGGCAAATCAGGGATCTGTAAGCATCAAGATTGATCTTGACAATACAGATGTGAATAAAAAGGTCAGTGAATCGGAAAAGAAGATTGAAGACCTTGGCGATACAGCCAAAAAGAGCCTCGATGGTGCCGATTTTGATGATATGGCCAAAGGTGCATCCAGAGCATCCGGAAGTCTTGATGAATTAAAGCAGTCTGCACAGCAGGCACAGGATGATATCGAAGGTCTTGGAAATGGAATGGATAGACTTCCGGAGCAGACCAAGCCAGCTACACAGGGATTTACAGTATTCAAAGGTATCCTGGCCGATCTTGGATCAAGTGTGATTCAGACGGTTATCGGTAAAGTAGGAAGTTTAGCCGGAAGTCTGTTTGATTTAATCGATGCCACATCCGAATACAGTACGATGCAGGCAAAGTTGTCCGGATCAGCTACGACATTTGGATACTCTGTGGACTATGCCAAAGGGCAGTATCAGGAATTTTATAAATACTTAGGTGATGATCAGATGGCGACCAACGCTATTACAAACTTACTAGGTATGAAGGTATCTACCGATACCGTTAGTGCATCTGCAAGTGCTGCCATTGGTGTATGGTCGGCTTATGGTGATAGTATTCCGATTGAATCTTTGACCGAATCGATGAACGAATCGGCACAGGTTGCACATGTAACAGGTACTTTGGCCGATGCCATCAACTGGGCCAGACGGTCTAACGAAGATTGGTCGGCAGCTATGGCAGGACACACAGAGGCGCAGAAAGCTTTTAATAAAGCGATTGCTGATGGAGAAACACAGGAAGATGCCTACAGCGCTGCATTGGCGGCATGTGCCGACACACAGGAGCGTGCGGATCTGATTGCACAGACATTGAATCAGACGTTTGGTCAATCCAAACAGACGTATGATGAACTATCACAAAGTACTTTAGATTTGAATGCATCCGAACTGCGTTTGAAAGATGCGCAGGCCAATCTAGCAAGTTCCGTTACCCCATTAAAGACGGAAATGAATGATCTGAAAGCAAATGCTTTGAATGCTTTAAAACCGGCAGTGGATAAAGCATCCGGAGCCATGCAGGATATGATCAAAGAAGTTGACTGGGATGGATTTGGCAAAACAGCTGAAGATGCAATGGATACGGTGGTGGATGCCTTGCAGTTCTGCATCGATCATGGCGAAGAACTAACTTCGGTTATGAAAGGTGCCGGTACTGCATTTATCATGTATAAATCATCCGCTCTGTTAGGAGCTGCAGCAACCAAAACAGCAAATGCAGCCCTTACGGTGTTTACAAAAGGAACGAAAGCTGCAGAGACTGCGCAAAAGGCTTTGAATATTGCTCAAAAGGGATCTGCATGGGGCTTGTTGGCAGGATTGATCGCCGGTGCAGGAATTGCTTTAGTATCTTATGTGGGAAATCTGATTGAAACTGCAAAAGCAGAAGATGAAAATGCAGTAGCCACAGAAGAGATGCGCCAAAAATATGAAGAACTGCGAGAGCAAATGGAACAAAACCGAGAAACTCGTGAGGCTAACATAGAAAGCGCACAAGCGGAATCGGCAGTGGCCGAGACAATGGCATCCAAAATAGAAGAATTGGCTAATAAAGAACAGCTATCAAATGCAGAAAAACAATTGATGACAGGATATGTAGATAAACTGAATGAGCTGATGCCGGGATTGAATCTACAGTATGACGAAGAAGCGAATAAGTTAAGTATGTCTACACAAGAGATACGAAACTATATATCAGCTTCGAAAGATATGATCATGGCCAAAGCTTATCAGGAAAATATGATATCAACAGCCGAAGATTTAGCACAAGCACAAATGGATCTAGCAGATGCCGAAGACCAAGTAGCTACAAATGCCAAAGCTTCAGAGAAGGCTCATAAGGAGCTTAACGAGGCGCAGGAAGCTTACAACAAAGCAGTAAAAGAAAATGCATCGAACCAAAATGAATTAGCAAATGCTTTGGATAAAGCGAGATTAAATGTTCAAGGTGCTGACCAAACATTAAAAGAGTCCAAAGACACGTTATCGGATTATCAAGACGAAGTGAATGGGCTGACCGATGAGATGGATGCCTGGGGCGATAAAATCAATGAGGCTCTTGATACCGAAACGCTCAAACAGAAGATGAATGAGTTAGTCGAAGGCGCACGTGCAGCCGGTGTGGAGGTCCCGGAAGCCATTACACAGGGAATCCAGGAAGGGCAATACGCTTTACCGGAATCAGTGGAAGAAATGACAGCATTAGTCAATTATGACACTTTACGTCAACAGGCTACAGATGCCGGATATAATGTGCCTGAATCAATTACTGAAGGAATTAAAACAGGTGAATTATTACCAAGCCAGGCAGTTGCACAGATGAATGCATGGATCTCTTTTAATGATTTGCTGAAGGAATCCTCTGCCGCCGGTCAACAGGTACCACAATGGCTATCTAATGGAATTCTGAGTGGTCAATATCAGCCACAACAGGCAGTACAGATGATGACCGATATCATGACATTCAATGACTTGTTGGCCAAAGCGGAAGAGGCTGGTATAGAAGTACCGGCCGATTTGGCACAAGGTGTATCTGATGGATCTATTTTGCCGGCTGATGCTATTGAACAAATTAAGCAGCTCATGATTGAAGGCGCTGAAGCAGAATCAGAATTAAAACAACAGGGTAAAAAGAATTCTGAAAGTCTTGGCAAAGGTATAAAAGAAGGAGAACCTGCTGTTAAAACAAGTGCTACACAAGTTAGTAATACTGCAGTCAGTGGCTTAGGCAGTGGCAATGCTTATGACTCTGGTTATAACCTTACAGCTGGTTTTGCACGAGGCATTTCTGGTGGTGTTGGCTTAGCATTGACAGCAGCAGCCAATGTAGTAAATCAAACGTTGGCCAAAATACGTGAAACCGGCGGTGAAGGATCACCGTGGAAAACCACAACAGAAAACGGTATGTGGGCAATGGCTGGCCTTGAGAAAGGTATTTTAGACAATGCAAATCTACCGGTCATGGCGGCAAAATATACTGTAGATGATATGGGTCATGCGATGTATCAGACGATGGAAGATACAATGAGCGGATTACCTAGAGTCATGACTGATAGCTTTACGGCTGCCATGCTAAAAGCAGAATCAAAAATAGTATCCCGTGTAAAAGGCCTAAAGACCAAGATGCAGGATATCATCAGTTCGAATACTGCAGGTCGCGTATTAAGCAACAATCTACAGTATGCCGGTGCTGGGTCATCGGTTGTCAATCAGACGACCAATAACTTCCAACAAACGGTCAACAGTGCCAAAGTATTGAGGCCGTCTGAAATGGCAAGAGAAGCACAGAAAATGCAAAGGAGGCAGAAATGGGGATAACAGTAATCTATGAAAACGCGAATGGACAAACCGTTGAATTCTCCAAGAAGACAGGGATTCGTTTGGTACAGATTGACGGTCTATCCAGCAATGATATTGATGTATCCTCTGCACAGTCTACCGGACAGATTGGTGCATCTTTGACTGGTCAAAAAGTGCAGCCGAAAAGCGTAACGTTTGAAGGTAGATATCGTTATGATCCAACGGTACGCCGTAAGATCTTGGATACCATTCTTCCTACAGTATCGGCTCGTATTCGATACATCGATGATCAGGCCGGTATTGATGTGTATCTGGAAGGCGTACCAACTCAAACTCCGGATATGTCAACCAATCCATACTGGCAAAGCTTTCAATTTACGATGTTCTGTGCTTTCCCTTACTGGAAGGCCATCGATGGAGGATACCTAAACTTCGTAAGCTATGAGGCAAGGTTCAAATTCCCCTACACGTTTTCCAGTACGGAACAATGGAAAATATCGGAGAAAGTGATCAACCAGTTGAGTACGATCATCAATTCCGGATCAGTACCGATTGGATTTGTGGCTCGATTCGTGGCCAAGGATACCGTGGTAGGTCCGGAACTTCTGAAAGTCGTTACACAAGAGGTTTTAAAGTTTTCTTCGTTGACGATGCAGATCGATGATGAGCTTGTGATTTCCACGATTCCTAACGATTGTTACTGTTATCTGATTCGAGATGGTGAAGAAATCAACGCCTTTCCGGATATGGACTTTGATGCCTCCTTCTTTCAACTGGATGTCGGGGAAAATCCATTGCGCTTTGATGCGGATTCTGGGTTAGACAGTCTGGAATTGGATATCGAATATGCAATCACGTATGCGGGAGTTTAGCTTATGCAGATGATGATTTTTGATGATCAGGGTAAGCGAATAGGAATTCTTCAGAACTATACGTCAATCCAATGGAAAAGGAAATATGCCGAACCTGGACAATTTGAGATCCATGTACGACCGACCAAAGAGAACCTGGCCAACATCAAGGAAGGTGTTACAAGGTTTGTAAACCAGGCTACACAGGAAATCGGATTTGTGTCTTTTTTCCACGATGAGGAATCGGAGGATGAAGCGCAGGGCGATATCGAAATCCGCGGCTATATGGATAATCTTGATCAACGTATCAATATTCGCACCTGGCATTTTGGTACAAATGTAGAAAGTGATGTTATGGATTGCATACAATTCAACCAGCGAAATTTGGATATCTATTTTGCACCAGATCCACAGGGACTTCAGGTTACAGGACTGGATATGGAATCTACATGGGAAACACTCAGAGATACCGTGCAGCTTGTCTGTGAGCAAACAGGACTGGGATACCGAATGTTGGCTGATAAGTTGGCCGGGAAATCTCCAGGAGCCTTAAATCAGTTTGGAATGTACAGTGGCAAAAAACGAAATGTGAAATTCAGTGACAAGTTATCAAATATTACGTTTCAATCGGTTGAAAGAGATCTATCGGATTATAAAAATTTTGCCTATGTCTGTGCACAGGGGGAAGGCGAAGAACGAACCGTGGTGGAAGTCGATTTATCCAATGGTGGTGAACGATATGAGCTGTATGTGGATTCACGGAATACGTCTAAAAAGTACACTGATGAATCCGGCAATGAGCAGACGTACACGGACGAGGAATATCAGAATGTCTTACGTAATGAAGGATTGGAAGCCCTGGCCGAACATTCAGCAGTGGTTAAATTCTCGGTGACAGTAGATCCAAACGATCCTTTGTTCCGCTTCCGAATTGATTATGATTTGGGCGACATTGTAAAGGTTGAATCGGTCAAATACAATATTCAGAACACACTGTATCGAATATCCGGAATCAATGAGATCGAGGAAGACGGTGTGGAAACTATTGAAATAGAATTGACACTATATGCGGAGGAAGCATCCGCTAAGAAAGGGGTGACTGCATGACAGCTTTCCCATTAGATGATACGTATTACTTGGCGCAGGATATGCGCCTTTTTCATGCCGGGCGAACACCCGGTATTTTAAATGTTACAGGCAATGACTTCCAAGTACAGGCAAACTCTGGAATGAATTTAACTGTAAAAAATGGTGTGGCTTTTACGCATACCAAAGAGGATGAAATGGGTGGTTTAATCTTCTGCCCTCGCCAGGATGTTAGCCTGGTGGCTCCTGTGGCTGAATACTATACTCGCTATGACTATGTAGCTATCCGCTACACACAGTCCAGCAATCAGGTACAGGTCGTGTATGTCAAAGGTACAGCCGAAATGCCATCGGCTCCGACTCGAAATCAAACGCAGTATGATTTGATCTTGGCAATCGTAATTGTACCGGCGAGCGCAGGGGAGATCACTCAAGACAATATCATGGATGTCCGCATGGATGAAACATTCTGTGGATTGACGGTGGATACTTTATCGAAGATTCCTACACAGGGATTCCAGGATCAGTGGACAGCCTTTTTTGATAAGATCAAAGATCAGATGAGCGGTGATATCGGAGCTAATCTGCAGCTTCAGATTGACGAAATCAAGACAAGCATGCATGACTATCTGAAGGAGTGAGCAATATGAATGATATTGGAATCATCCGTGGTGATACAACACGCTTTGAAATAGAAATCCTAGATCAAAAAGGAGATCCTTATACGCTGCAGAGTGGTGATCAGCTAGTCTTTACTGTGAAAAAGAACACATCCACATCCTTGATCATTCTGCAGAAAAACATATCCGGGGAAACCTTTACGATTTCACACGAGGACACAGTAAACCTGGACTATGGGAAATACGTGTATGACATCCAACTGACACAGGCCAACGGAGATGTTACGACCGTGATTCCACCGAGTCTATTTGAGATTCTTAAGGAGGTCAATTTTGACTAAGCTAACCGGTCATATCCATAAGACAAAGACACTGACAGGCAATATCACCATTGCAACGGGTGGTGCCAAGACTTATGGAGAGCTACCGGATAAACCAAAATTAAATGGTGAGGAAATCGTAGGAGAGAAAGTATCAGCGGATTATGGATTGCAGGACAAAATGGAAGCTATGACACCACAAGATATAGATAAAGTAATTTTTGGAGGATCATTTAAATGAGTGATGGAAAATTTAGATTTTTAGACAGGGACGTTGGTCTGCCTTATTTATGGGGCAGAATAACGGCCTTTTTTGTTAAGAAGGAAGATGGCAAGGGACTGTCAACGAATGACTTTACGACTGAGGAAAAAACAAAGTTGGAAGGTCTGCAGAACTATACCTTACCGAAAGCTCAAAAAGATGTTTTGGGAGGTATCAAAGTAGGCGCCGGACTTGCCATTGATGATGATGGAAATTTAAGCGCTACCGGTGGTGGAGAAGCGGATTCCGTGAATTGGGACAATGTTATCGGTAAGCCAACAAATGTTAGTGAATTTACCAATGATGCCGGGTATCAAAATGCATCACAGGTTGATGGTGCTATCACGGCTAAAGGATACCAAACTTCCGAACAGGTGGAAGCAGCAATCACCGAAAAGGGATATCAGACGGCCTCACAAGTGGAATCAGCAATCTCATCCAAAGGATATGCCACTACGTCATCCGTTGACAGTAAGCTGGAAAACTATGCGCTAAAGGCTGATGTTACATCGGCTTTGAAGTATAAAGGAACCAAAACAACTTATGCTGAACTGCCAACAAGCAATAATGCTATTGGTGACGTATGGAATGTTGAACAGGCCGATGCATCTCATAACATCAAAGCCGGTGACAATGTGATCTGGAATGGTACAGCATGGGATGTGACGTCCGGAACCATTGATCTTAGTGGATATGTAGAAGCAACCGATCTCGTAGAAATCAGTACAGGAGAAATAGACGACATTATCGAAAGTCTATCTTAGGAGGGATGCTATGTTTAAGTATTTATCCCTTGTAAGGCTATCTTATGCTTTATCAAAGTTATATACCAAGGTCAAAAGCAACTTTGCTGCAAAGAATCATAGCCATACGAAATCACAGATTACTGATTTTCCTAGTTCGCTCCCTGCCAATGGTGGTGATGCCGATACGGTCAACGGGCACACAGTCAATGATGATGTACCGAGCAACGCTAAGTTTACCGACACTGTATATACGCACCCAACTTCCGCAGGCAATAAGCACATTCCTAGCGGTGGATCAAATGGACAGGTACTAAAGTATGGCGGTAGTAGCGGTACTGCTACATGGGGCACGATCAGTACAACTGATACGTATGGTGACTATGTAAAAGAATAGGAGGACTTATGAAACTAATTTTTAACGATTTGTCAGAAATGACGATCCAATGCTTTGGATTTGAGGATAATCGTTTGAATATTCGAACTTTGGAAACACCCGAAACATTCAAAGAACATTTTAAAGATCCTTTAAAGACACGCAAAATGACATTTGTTGATGATAATGAGTCAGAAACAGTCGTTGAAGGATACACGGAGTTGTACAGTTTAGAAGTTTATACAGGTCAAATCTACGGAATCAATATGTATAAACCAACTGAAACTCCCGAAGCGCAGACACAGGCTTATGCCGATGCTATAACATTGGCGAAGATCCAAGCGCGAACTGTGGACGATGAAACTGCAGTGCTAGTACCGAACTTGTTTGATATTTGGAGCGACTCTAAGCATTACGAAAAGGACGAACGTGTAACCTATAACGGTACATTGTACAAATGTTTACAAGCGCATGATGCGCAGGCTGATTGGACACCTGCAGATGCACCAAGCTTGTGGGCAAAAGTTTTGCCTGGACAATCTGGCGAAATTGGAGAATGGGAACAACCAGGATCTACCAACGGGTATAAGACAGGTGATAAGGTGACTCACAATGGCAAAACTTGGGAATCCACTGCCGATAACAACGTTTGGGAACCGGGTGCAGTCGGTGCGCCGTGGAAAGAAGTTGATGCCTAATGGAGATCATCACAGGGTACAGGGGGACACCTCATTTAACGTCTGAAAAAGAACGTAGATTGATTAGAGGTATCTTTGGTAGCGATTCGGTGGTACTAGGAACAGGTCAGAAGTTAGCGGCTACGGTAGTAAACAACACTACCGTCCGTATTGCCGATGGTGATTTGATCCAAAAAGGAGCGCTTGGAGGAATTAAAAAAGGTACAACCGAAAACGTGACTTTTAGCGCAGGAGTAAGCGGTCAGAATCGAATTGATTTGATTGTTTGTCGTTACACCAAAAGCACATCAACCAAAGTTGAAAGTATGGCGCTGGCAGTAAAAAAAGGAACTTCCACATCGGGTACACCTGTAGCTCCAAGCGTAACTAGTGGAGATATCTCGGCAGGTGCAACTACAGATGAATTTGCTTTATATCAAGTTCGATTTACAGGTACAAGCATCACAAGTGTTACACGAGTAGCAGAGCCTGTAAAAAGTTTAAAAGAAGCCGTGTATTGGCAGTAAGGAGGAACTTATGAAAATTCAATTTTTGAATCGGGGGGGGGTGTGCATTATCTAATTTTTGCACACTCTATCAGAAAGGTGGTGTACTTCTAGGCAAGGTACACCAGATTAGATGTTAGTTGATCGTTACGGAAACATTTTTCAAAGCCTATCTGAAACCGAACAAGAAACAGGCGAATTTTGGATAAACGAAAAACCTATTTATACAAAGACTGTTTCGGTGGAAGTAAACTCCAAAACAATAAGTGTAAATAAAAGTTTATCTAGTTTGGGCATAAGTAATGCAGGTCATATATGGGTAGACGAATCAAATTCATACGCTTATTACAGAGGCGATTCAGAGGGATATCAAAGTGTTAATATGTATCTTTCCACAAGTGATTGGAAAGCCTCATACGTTAATAAAGTAAATGGCTTAGCGATTCGTGGATCAATGCCAACCGCAATGCCAGTTACTTTTGTTGTTACTTTGAGATATACCAAAACGACAGACTAACATCCCTTGTCTAGCAATTATGCTAGTAGATAGATTTGGAAACGCTTTTCAACAGTTTGAAACAGGCGAACAAGATACAGGTTTAAAATGGCAAGACGGAAGACCAATCTATAGAAATTATAAAAGAATTGATTTATCAAATACAAATTTGCAAGGTTCTGTAGATATTGGAGCCAATGATTATGATTTTGTTTGGATTGACCCTTATAGTTGCTTGTGGAGCACACAAAGTTATTCAGTAGGAGCAGACCATTATTTCTATCCTGTGAATTATGGCAAAGAGATTAATGCTTTGATCCATAACAATAATTTAGAGGTATCTCTCGCAAGTAACTTTTCAGGTTGGTATAACGTCTTTTATATCTACTATCTTTACGTCAAGAAGAACTAAGAAAAGCATTGTGCAAAATTAGAGATATGCAATCTCTATGAAAAAACTCTTCAAAACAAACGGGGGGGGGCAAGCATTTACTAATCTGCTTGTACTCTTCAAACTTGAAAGAAGGTGGACTGCTAGATAGTGTCCACGTGAGAATATGCTAGTCGATAGATATGGAAGCAGTCTATATGACTTTGATGTAATAGCTACAGGAACGTTAGTTGTAAGACAAAGTGAAGGAAATACTATGACAGGAACTGTAACATTGCCTAAAGCGCCGACAGGAACGGCTATATTTTTAGGTAATGTATGGGGAAGGTCAGGAACTCCATATTTCCAACCAGTAAACGTAGTAGGAACTGTAAGTGGTTCTACTCTAACAATAAATGTTTATGGAACTAGCTTTGTATCAGGTCAAGGATTAGAAGTTAGATATATCGTATTAGACAAGCATTAAGACACTATCTAGTGAATTTATGTTCACTGATCGTTTTGGAAATGCAGTTATGAATTTTTCGCAAAATGAACAAGATACAGGCATGAGATGGGTTGATGGTAGACCTATCTTAATGAAGCATATACAAATTGATATGGGTACTAGTTTGCACAAGGAAGTTAACATAGGTGCAGGTGGGTTTGATTATTTCTTCATTCATCCATGTTCTTGCTTGTGGTGTGCAAAAACAGGACAACCAAATTATTATTATCCAATCGGATATCCCGGTAATGGAAGTGGTGACGTTAAAGCCAATGTATATGGTAACAATCTAGTTGTTGATATTGGAAGCGGATTTAGTGGATATATGAATGTATTCTATATCAATTATATGTATGTAGCGAAAAGAAGTTGATAGCAGATTAGTTGCGATTTTATGCAACTAATAGACAGACATGGTAATCAATTGAAAAGTGAAACAGGAACATTTCACTTTACTGTTGGAACAGATAAAGGGAAAGTCGATTATTCAAGAAATGGTAATGTTGTAACTTATATGCTAGAAATTACAGTAAGTTCTTCTGGTGGAAATCGCTATGAATTCAGTGAATTACTACCATACTATCATCCAAGAAGTATTGCGGTAATTACAGGTTTTGTAGGAACTAGTTTGGTGGTTACTGGTGGAAGTATGATTATTAGAGGAAAAGAACTGATATTTAATTTTCCAAAATATGGAAGTGAAGTTACTTTTTTAGCATCAATTACAGCAACTATAGAATAAAGGAGGATCTATGGAACAAATCATTGAAACAATCATGCCGGCGGTCTTACAACTGGCAGGAACTGTACTAATGTGTGTGGCTGGTGTCGTAGGATATCAGATCAAAAAAGCATATAATAAGTATGTGGATAATCAAACCAAGTATGACATTGTGAACAGTACTGTAGAATATGTCGAACAGGTCTATAAAGATATCCACGGAGAAGAGAAGCTGCAGAAAGCTTTAGACAGAGCATCGGAATTACTCACGAATGCAGGAATAACTGTAACGACAACCGAATTAGAAACTTTAATTGAAGCCGCTGTTAATGGATTTAACGGTGGCTTTAATGCATCTGTAGAGGAATAAAATGGAAGATTTATTTACCCAGGTTGTGGTATCCATAGTAACCGCCATGTGCGGTTACATTGTATGGCTGCTAAAAAATATACGGAAACAAGCCAAAGTGCGTGATGAACGAGAAGAGATTGAAAAACAAGCCAATCGAAAAGGAACTCGATGTCTTTTGAGGCAACAAATCATCGATTATCATGACCGCTATATCGAGCGTGGGGAAATAACACCACACGGATACGAAAATCTAATTGAAATGGCCGAAGCTTATGAGGATCTTGGTGGGAATGGAAAAGTGAAGAAGATGGCGCTTGAGTTAAAAGAGCTGCCGATTCGAGAATAGGAGGAAAACAAAATGCCAGAAAGTTTAGACGTAGTAATTACACCGGAAATGGAAGAGGAATTGAACGCAATGGGAAAAGGTGCTGATGCGCCAAAAGAAGATAAGGAGGAAGAATAATGAACTATGAAACTTTAGATGCCGATGTTAACTATATTTTAGATAAACACTTTACACCTGGTAGAGCAGGTAAAAAAGTAAAGATGCTCGTTGTGCATTATAACGCAGGTGATCTGACGGTCGAACAATGTTACAATGTTTGGCAAACACGTGAAGCGTCAGCACAATATCAAGTAGAGTCGAGTGGGCGTACTGGACAGCTTGTATGGGATAGCGATACAGCATGGCATGCTAGCAACTGGGAAGCAAACTGCACATCCATTGGTATTGAGCACGCCAATCAACCAGATGGTACAATCACAGAGGCTTGCCTAGATGCCGGAGCACATCTTGTTGCTGCGCTTTGTAAACATTTTGGATTAGGCCGTCCGCAGTGGCTGGTCAATGTATTTCCGCATAAATATTTTGCCGCTACTGCCTGCCCTGGACAGATCTATGGCTCGCAAAAAGATGCATATATCCAGAGAGCGCAGCAATGGTATGACCAGATGGTCAATGGTGGGCAAGCACCAAGTGGAGGCACAACTCAACCTAGTCAACCATCAAAATCTATAGCTGACGTTGCAAGAGATGTCATTGCCGGCAAATATGGTAATGGTGCTGAACGTCAAGCTAAGCTGGAAGCTGCCGGATATAACTATGCTGAGGTACAAGCCGAGGTTAATCGACAGTTAGGAGTCGGAACAAGTACAACTCCACAAAAATCCATTGATCAGATCGCCAAGGAAGTAATCGCCGGATCATGGGGAAACGGACAGGACCGTATCAATCGATTAACATCTGCAGGTTACAACTACAATGCGGTACAGGCTAGAGTCAACGCTTTACTTGGTGCTGGATCTACCGGATCTACTATGTCTGCACGTCAATTTGCTCTTGAAGTATGGAACGAGGGCAAGCACGGAACAGGAGCAACTCGGCAAGCCGAAGCACAACGCTTAGGAGTTGACTACAACGAGGCACAGCGGTTGATAAACATTTTGGCATCTGGTGGCAGCATCTAGGATAAATGAACGTAGAACCGATGATAATCTAGGGGATTGGTACTATGGTGCCAATCCTTACTTTCAAAGAGGCTACGGACTGCCGAATTGTACTTGTTATGCATGGGGCAGACTAGCAGAGATATGTAACGCTCCTGTTACATTTTATGGTGGAAATGCTATTATGTGGGCGAGCCGTCCTGAAATGAAACAGATACCATCTCCAAAGGTTGGAAGCTGTATTATTTATTCAGGCGGCATCACTGATGCATATGGACGACTATGCGGACATATCGGTATAGTCGAACATTGTTATGATGATGGTTCGATTGACGTATCCATGAGCTCGTTTGGCGGTTATATGTGGCGATTGTACAGGCTCAGTCCTACAGATGCATACCATATCCCCGATTCCTACGGATTAACATTCGTAGGCTTTTATTTATACTCTGGTGTGCAGGAAATCTATGATCAAGAGGAGCGCATCCGGCAGGAGAAAAAAGAAAAGGCAGAAAAAGAATTGCAAAAGTCTGTGGAACTTAGATCCATTCAACCTGTTGATGATTTATTGATACCTAAAGAAATAGAACAAAATAAGGTATATATAAATAGTATAGATGCGTTGCCAATGATGATATGTATTGTACTGTTGCTTTTTAAGAAGCTGCTTAATATTTAATTTGAATTAGTAAACTATTTTTGTTAGCTGTAGGGAGCCTTCGGGCTCCCTGTTTTTTTGCGAAATATTTACGAAAAGATTTATATTTTAATGATTCTTATAAACTCTAAAGCACTTCATATACCTTTATATAAAGCATAAATAATATCTATTTATACTAATATTTTTATCCTTTTGACTCTCCTCATCTCCACCAATAGCTGATAACTCCTTTACATAAAGGAGTTTTTTTAATTTATTGTCAAAAATTGCGAAAAAATTGCGAAAATTTGCGAATTTTATTCAATTTTACATGTTTCATCCAATATTCTTTTCATGTCTTGTCTCATAGAATCATATATATGTGCATAAGTTTTTCTTAGCTCTGCTACGGTATGTCCTAATCTTTCAGCAATTAAAGAATCGTCAATTTTGCTTTTGATCAAAAAGGAAGCGTGACTATGGCGAAGACCGTGGGGTGTGATTCGTGAAACCCCTGATAACTGTATGAAATAATCCATTTTACGCGCCAAGTCAGATCGAGACACGGGTTTAATATCTCCAAATATAAAATAATCAAGCGTGAATCCGTCTTTATGTTTTTCTTTTTCTAAACGATTTTTTAATCGATCTAATAAAGTATCCTGCAAATCAATAATCCTAATGGAGTTTTCATTCTTAGGTGTCGTTATTTTCCAGGGAGCCGCTTTTGTCTTATAGGTAATAGACTTATTGATTCTCAAAGTACATTTTTGAAAATCGACGTCTCTCCATGACAAAGCAAACATTTCTGATTCACGTAATCCTGTAAAGAATAAAAATGTAAAAATATCGTTCCAGCGTTTTTCATCTACAGATGCTATAAATGTTTTAAACTCGTTGACTTCCCAGAATTTTATTTCTTGTTTTTCTTTAAGTTCTTCCTTGTTTTGATAACTTGGTACATTATGACACGGGTTATAAGATATGAAACCGAGCCTTACTGCATATGATAAGTATTTACTAATCACACTTTTAGCATGATTTATTGTAGCGGTAGAATAATATTCATTTTTATTCTTTTTTCTTTCTGTTTTAGGCTTTTTGATCATATAGGATTTCCATAAATCAATAGCTTGTGTAGTAACTTGACTTAATGGATATTTGCCTAAAACTGGCTGAATATGCAATCTATAATAGCTTTCATCACCAATTAAAGTTGATTCTTTCACATTCTGTGTCCGATAGTTGGCACGATATAGATTTACTAATTCGTCGAAAGTAATATCTTTCTGATGTGTAGAAAAATTATCTCTAAATAATTGTTCTGCTCTTTGCGCATCTTTCTTTTTAGAAAATCCTCTTTTGTAATAACTTTTATATTTTCCAGGTTCAAAAGGAATAGCGATCTTTCCTTTATAAGCCCATGAATTTCCATCTTTGAATACCGACATAATCGTACCCATCCTTTCTTTTTTGGTGTAATTTTGTTAAGATAGGTACATAAAAAGGAATATGCTTGCCGAGCATTCTTTTTATGTACTGGGTATTGGTAGTACCCTTATCGATCCACTGATGTTGGTAGCATCGGTGGATTTTTTATATATTTAATCGTTATTCATTAACACAATAGCATGGACAGAACAATATGTTAATGGTTTGCATTTAATATCTTGATTTCCTCACGTATTTTTTTTACATCTTCTTCTCGTATAAGATGAAGAATCATTTTGAATATCTTATCGTACATTTTTAACTGATCTTCATCAGTTTTGAAACTCCATTGTTTGATATTGTTGTGTCGGACATTTCCATTGTTTATGGCATTAAATATATCTTTTGTCAGGTTAGAGTTAATAGAGCTATATTTCTTCCTTTGAGGTTCAAGCCAATCAGCTAGTTTTCTGATAATATATTGCTTATCTTCCAAACTATTTTCTACTCTGAAATCATTATAAGAAAGAAGTAATAAACGAATATCGGGTTCTTCTTCTAATTGTGTTAGAACGCTATCAACGTCAGCATTACGTTTAATAAAAGTAATATGGTCGTTTATTGTTTGGATTTCCATATTTAAGCTTTCTATTATTTCTTCAATGTTATCTGTAATCAATACAAAATAATGTCTATTGCTTTCAAAACAGTCTTTTATGATTGATTCAATTCTTATTGAACCATACATTTCTGACATTTTACGATTTGGGTTATATATCCAGCAAATAAAATCAAATACAAACTGAAGATCGTATAGTTTTTCCTCTTTAGATGATGAAAAATTACCAAATCTTAAATTTTTAAGTTCAAAATATTCATCTATAGTTCTAGCAGTGCGACGATATGGCCAAAATTGAAAAATACTGTTTATTATTTCATAGAAAGAAAAACCGCTTTGATATGAAGTGGAAAATATAGGGCTATCAATAATTTCCATGATTCTTTTATACTCTTTATCAAAGTCTAATCTAACTTCTAAATCAAAAATACTTTTTGGCATGTACTTCCTCCTTATAATGTTAATTGGTTAAACTTTAATTTTTTCATGTTACTAATAATTCTGTCTATTTCTTCTTCACATTTCTCATATTCGCTCTGATCGCATAGCAGATGATCCTGCATAATATGCGTGATCTCATGAATGAGAGTTCGCTTCATTGAATTATTTGAAAATCTAGGGTTGATTGCCACAAGATAGTAATCATCTATCTTCATACAGCAACCCCGCACCTTGGTTGAGAAAGAATAATAAGTAACCACTATATTATTCTGTGCACAGAAGTCTTCAAAACTCATAAAATCACCCGATGATATCATAGTGCGTATAATGACATCATTCGTGTCACTAATCATCTAAACCACGTTGCTTACGAATTGTTTGTACAAACATCAGTACGGACTCCACATCTTTAGGTTCGAGATCTTTGGTTTTGTCAAAAAGAATAACCATATCATCTCTATTTACCAGCTGATCATATATTTCTAGTAATTCTGGCTTATCTGCTAAATATTCCCGGTTGGCTGCATCATTGCCCCATTGGGACTTTTTATAAGATTCATCATCAGCCAAATAGTCCATCGAACAATTAAAGTACGCTGCTAACTTTTTCAAAGTTGGCAGTTTTATATTTTCAGAGTTCTTTTTAAATAGCCCATCTATAGTCGTATAAGGAATATCCGCTCCTTTTGATAGCTCCGATTTATTTATACCTTTTTCTTCCATTAGTTCTAGTAGTTTGTCTTTTAACATAGCAATCACCTTTATACCTAGATTATAACCTATTTTATTACGTTGTAAAGAAAGAAAATACCCCGCAAAGTAAAAATAATTATTCTTTCGCATTGACATATTACCCTACAGCGTATATTATGTACATGTAATTACCTCGCGGGGTAACAAAGGAGGTGCTGAAGTGTTTAGAAATTTAGAGGCAGAGCTTTCTAGAAAAGGAATGTCAAAGAAGGAACTTTCTGAGGAAGTGGGAATTGAGTATAAGACATTACTTAATTACTTGTCAGGAACAACGAATATTAACTTGAAAGCAATGCTGCTGATAAAACGTAAAGTTTTTCCAGAATTTACTATTGATTATCTATTTGAAGATTTTTAAAAGCTAAAAGGTGAAACAAAAGTCATTATACAACGGGAAGGAACAGACATAGAAAGAGGTGTGAGATGGATGATAAAGAAAAAATAAAAGACCTTGAAGTGCGAGTTCAAAGTCTTAAAAGAAGTATAAATCTTTTATCAATTGCTGTTTTCTTGATAGTCCTCTTTAACTTCATCAATAGATTGATGAAGTAGTTCTGGATCAATATCATCTATTATCTGAATCAATGAAGAAACACTTTCAATTAGTTTGTTTGGTGGATTACCAACGTTATCTTCTGAATTTATGATATTTACTTCGATGTTTTCTATCGTAATGTTTTGATCATTATTGTTAGGAAGCACAAACATGATTAAAGAAAGAATTATGGATATCAGCGAAAGAACATCACCTCTTGTCCAATGTGTATGTTTCTTTACTGGTTGAAGATTTTGGGCTGTTGTACTTTCTTCAACTTCATCGCTTTTGATATTTTCCAATTGATCAACAACATTATTGGCAGCGTAAGCAATCATGTTATCAACATATGAATCCAAAAAAACTTTGCTATTGATTACATTCGCTTTAATTACTGTTTCTAAATTGTTTTGGATAGATTGTTTGGCTGCTAAAGATATTGCATCAGTGTTTACTTTCTGAATTGATTCAATACTTTTTAAAACGCTTAATCTCCAATTTGTTGACATAGCCTTTTAAGTAATCGCAAATTTAAAAAGATCTACTTTTCGTATTTGACGAATAAAAAAGTAACTAACTTGTCCTCTCAATCTTTTCATAATCAGTAACAGGAATTCTTGTGAGTCCATTCCCTGATATTCCTTCTGTAATGTAAACAGAGCATTATATCGGTTGATGTATTTGCTGGACACTCCCCGGTAAAACCGATACTGCTCCTTGATCATTGAATGGAATGAATTGACATTGTTCAGATGATTGACTGCATCGTATTTACTGTAGGTATTCAAAACTTTGTTGGTGCATTTCTTTTCACAGAGGACCTTTGTATAACTTTGCAGTCCATCTGTCCAGACGTAGCTTTTATTGGCAACGGATTGACAAAAGTCTTCTACATTTTTTATAGAAGGTTTCGATACATTCAGCGAACGTGCAATACATTTTCCCAGGCGTTGCACTGCTGTTATTATGCACACTTTCTCATCGGACAAACCGGCCCTGGAAGCACGGGTACCCCGCTTCTTGCCGGGATGATCTTTGATAAAACGGCCTTTACGGCAATGTGTCACATACGTTTCATCCATTTCGATTTCATGATGTAGCACATATGGGACACTCCATATCTTCAATGAAATGAAGATATTTGTGACGCATACGAAAAGCAGTGGATTCATGTACATCGATTTTAGCAGCTGTATGAAGCAGCGAATTTCCATTCTGCGTTTCGATGATCAGATCGTTCCATTTTGACTGCGGTTGATGAGAATAGTAAGTCAACTGACCATGATCACATACAAAGCGTTTTTTACAGGAATTACATTTCAACATCTGTTTACCAGCCTTGGTTTTACCCGCTTTTACGAGCATGGGATGATGTTGACCACATTTAGGACAGTATTCGAAATGAAAGTGATCCATCTGTTGATTGATTTCCAGATAATCACGGATCATTTGAGAAATACGATCTTTTTGATAAGCGCAAAGTTTTTCATCAATGGAAGGGACTAAAAAATCAGAACTAGTATTCATCAACATATAAGTACCTCGTTTCTCTGTACTTATAAAATACTGTTTAATCCAACATTATTTATGTCATATCAACAAATTGAAGGTTAAGCGTTTTAAAATAGCATTATTATTTCTAATTATTGTTTCAGATAATCTTTGTATTGAGCCAATATAGGAAGAAATTTGCAACTCGATAATTTTATCTATTTGAAATGTTGCTTTCTTGATAGTGTCATTCAGAAATGAATTGTATGACTCTAGAAAATCATTAATAAAGTCATCATCAAAATTTGACATGTAATTTATCTCCTTTCACTAAATATATTTTATCACGTATTTATGGAAGTGGAGAAAACGCGAAAACTAGAGTGAGGTAAAAGATGGAAGTAATCGTTAGTTGTATTTGCAGTGTAACTATTAGTTTTATTGTTTCATTCATGATGAGTAACCTAATTGGAATGCATTATATGGAAAGTTTAACGAATCATCAAGAAGAACTTACTAACGAAATGATTAAATCCTATATGGATTATTGTGAAAAGGTATTTGAAAAAAAGAATGATGAAAGATAAGGGGATGTTATTTATGAGCAAATTACCTGAAAAAGACTTTTTACACACTGAGGCATTTCAATGGTGCGAAAAGCCAAAACAAAAAGATATGACTAAAGTTGAATATCTGGTATTTGGTTTAGCAATAGGAATGCTGTTAACAGTTGGACTACAGATGCTAAGTACATGGATCTAGGAAGGAGGTGAGTCATATGCGGGTGAAAGATATTTCTCCGGATGAATTAACAACAAATCGGTACAACCTTATGCGGAAAGGTTTCCTGAATCGAAAAGAAGTTATGTCATTTATACCATGTGGTGCAAGAAGAGCCGATCAGGTCATTGAAAGTATTCGCAAAGATGTGACATTGGAAGGATTGGAGAATCTGGATCATAACACGGTATTGGCTCGAAGAGTCATAGCTTATGTAGGACTTACTGAAAAGAAAATCACAGAAGCCTACGAGGCATTAAAAAAAGCGCCTTCACCGACCAAAGTAGAGAGCGCTCAATAGTGGATAATCTAAAATATCCACTCCTATTTTAACACAAGAAGGAGAACAAGAAAATGAATAACAAGTTAAAAGAATTAGAAGAAGTACTAGACAAGATATTAGATGCGATTGATCCGGAACCTTTAGTCAAAGCAGAGATCAATTATAAACCTATGATGTTAGGAATGAAATGTGGAACAAATAAGAAAATGGTCGAGTTATTTACGAAAGACTATGGAATTACAAAACAACAGATTGATGATCTGATTGAGAAACATTTAGATCAATCTTTAAAGAATCTAACGTTTGAATTATCAGAATTGATTGCCAAAGGCATTAAAAGTAAACATCCAGATGCGATGGTTACAAAAGAAATTTTCGAAAAGAAAATCGTGGAGGATGAAGAATGACAGTAAAGATCAATCAGTTAGAACTGGAAAACGTCAAACGAATCAAAGCGGTAAAGGTTGAACCCACGCAAAATGGATTGACCGTGATTGGTGGAAAGAACGGACAGGGTAAAACATCTGTATTAGATGCGATTGCCTGGAATCTTGGTGGCGACACATTCAAACCTTCCAGAGCGCAGAATGATCAGTCAGTTATTCCACCACATTTGAAAATTGAGCTTAGCAACGGGATCATCGTTGAGCGTAAGGGCAAAAACAGTGCTCTTAAAGTCTCGGATCCGTCTGGCAAAAAAGCCGGTCAAACGTTACTGGACAGCTTTATCGAAAAGCTGGCACTTAATCTGCCTAAGTTCATGGCATCCAGCGATAAAGAAAAAGCCAATACCTTACTGCAAATCATCGGGGTTGGTCCACAACTTATGGAGCTGGAACGTCAGGAAAAGGAAGCTTATCAAGACAGATTGATGGCCGGACGTATCGCGGATCAGAAAAAGAAGTTTGCTCAGGAACAAACGCACTATGACGGTGTCCCAGATCAATTGGTATCACCACAAGAGTTAATCAACCAACAACAGGCTATCCTGGCACAAAATGGTGAAAATGCCCGCAAGCGTGAAAAGGTAGATCAGTATGAATACCAGGTTCATACCTTGACTGAAGAAGTAGCCAGAATCCAGCAGATGCTGAAAGAAAAACAGGATGCTTTAACAAAGGCTACACAAAACTTAGCAATCGCTAAGACGGATGCAATGGATCTTGTGGATCAGTCTACGGAAGAGCTGGAAAACAATCTGCAGGAGATCGAAGAGATCAACCGTAAGGTACGTGCCAACCTGGACAAACAGAAAGCGGAAGAGGATGCACGTCAGGCAGAACTGGAATGGGAAAACAAGGATGCCGTACTGAAGAAGGTCCGTCAGGACAAACTGGATCTGTTAAAAGGTGCCAATCTACCGCTCGAAGGGTTATCCATTGAAGACAGTGTATTGATTTACAAAGGGCAAAAATGGGACAACATGTCTTCCGCAGAGCAGTTGATCGTGGCCACATCGATTGTGCGTTGTCTGAATCCGGAATGTGGCTTTGTCCTAGTTGATAAGCTGGAGCAGATGGATGTGGATACGCTCAAGGAATTTGGTGCATGGGCCGAAAAGGAAGGCTTGCAGATCATCGGTACAAGAGTATCGACCGGCGAGGAATGCAGCATCATTATCGAAGATGGATACGTCAAAAGCCAGGCTGAAGAAGTACCGAAACAACCGACATGGAAGGCAGGTAGTTTTTAATGAAATATGAAATCACAGGTGGAAAGATTCAACATGCACGAAAGGTGCTTGTCTATGGTCCTGAAGGTGTAGGGAAATCGACTTTCGCAAGTCATTTTCCCGATCCTCTCTTTATCGATACGGAAGGGTCTACCCGTAACCTGGATGTTAAACGTATGCCGACACCGACAAGCTGGCCAATGCTGATCGATGAGGTCATGACAGTGGCACAGGAAAAGATGTGTAGGACATTGGTGATCGATACATTGGACTGGGCCGAGCGTATGTGTGCATGGGATCTTTGCCAGGCAAAAGGGTGGAATGGCATAGAAGATGCCGGATACGGAAAAGGATACACGTATCTCGCCGAGCGTTTTGGGCAACTGCTGAATCGTTTAGAAGGCGTAGTGCAGGCTGGTATCAACGTTGTAGTAACCGCTCATGCCAAGATCTCCAAGTTTGAACAACCGGATGAAATGGGCACCTATGATCGGTGGGAGTTGAAACTGGAAAAGAAAACAGCGCCTATGGCCAAGGAATGGGCCGATATGATTCTGTTTGCCAACTATCAGACTATCGTTGTCAAAAGCAAGGACGGCAAATCCAAGGGACAGGGTGGCCAAAAGAGAGTCATGTACACAACACATACGGCAACTTGGGATGCCAAAAATCGTGATGATCTTCCGGACAAACTGGACTTTGACTATAACCAGATTGCTCACTTATTTACAGATTCAGTTATTTCCAAAATGGAAAAAACTCAGACTAAATCTGTAGCCGAGCAAACCATTGATCCTGATCCGCTGCCATACAATACAGGCGGTCTGGACATCCGAGATGGCATGGATGAAGAACCGCCAAGAATTGTCGATCCCGAAGATATACCGGCACGTAAAGAATTTAACTGGGATACGCCGGAATATCAGGGAATCCCTAAAGCGTTGCTCGATCTCATGAAAGCCAATGGAGTTTACGAGGATGATATTCGCAAGGTTGTAGCCATGCGAGGCTACTTCCCGGAAGACATGCCGGTCAGAGAATATCCAAAAGACTTTATAGACGGAGTACTCATTGGAGCATGGAATCAAGTCTACGAAATGATAAAAGAGAAAACATTACCGTTTTAATAATAGGAGGAAATAAACATGGATTATCAAAATCAATACGGATATGGTCAGCAGGTACCACAACAACCTGCAAGTGTTCAAGGAACAGCTCTTGGATGGGATGATGAAGTCGAAGAAAAGACTTTTACCTTACTGCCGGAAGGAACTTATCCATTCCGTGTAGATAGCTTTGACCGTGAGCAGCATAATGGCACAGACAAAATGCCGCCTTGTAACGTGGCCAATGTACATTTAGTCATAAATCACAATGGCGAAGATGTACATATCGATAAAAAGCTATTTCTACTGTCAACCAATGGTCAGTTGTTTGCTTTTTTCAAAGCCATCGGTGCACAGACATTACCGGACGGACGTATCAAAATGGATTGGTCAAAAGTTCCGGGAGCAACAGGATATGTAGTGATCAATCACCGTAAATATAACGGCAACGAATATAACAACATCAAATCCTTTGTTGATCCGTCAAAACAGGCAACGACTCAACCAACACAACCGCAGCAAGGTTGGCAAGGTGGTCGATTTTAGTGGAGCTTAGACCATACCAACAACAGGCAAAAGAGGCCATCTTCCGGGAATGGGATCAGGGCCATACGAAAACACTCCTGGTCCTACCAACCGGATGCGGAAAGACAATTGTTTTTGCCAAAGTGGCCGAGGAATGTGTACGTCATGGCGATCGTGTGTTGATCATGGCGCACCGTGGCGAGCTGTTGGAACAGGCCAGCGACAAGATTGCCAAGACTACAGGATTAGGTACAGCGGTGGAAAAGGCTGAGCAGTCCTGCCTTGGTTCATGGTTCAGAATCGTCGTTGGTTCTGTCCAATCTCTCCAGAACGAGAACCGTCTGAATAAGTTTGATCCGGATTACTTTGACACCATTATCGTTGACGAAGCACATCATGTGCTTTCTAACAGCTATCAGAAGGTCATGGAGCACTTCTCCGGGGCAAACGTACTGGGAGTAACTGCAACACCGGACCGAGGCGATATGCGTAATTTGGGTAACTTCTTCGAGTCGTTGGCGTATGAATACACGTTGCCAAAGGCTATAAAAGAGGGATATCTGAGTCCAATCAAGGCCATGACAATTCCGTTAAAGATTGATTTCTCCCATGTAGCCGTACAGACCGGAGATTTCAAGGTCAGTGATATCGATACGGCTTTAGATCCTTACTTGCACCAGATCGCGCAGGAGATGAAAAAGTACTGCATGGATCGTAAAACAGTTGTGTTTTTGCCATTAGTCAAAACATCCCAAAAGTTTAGAGATATCTTGAACGCGGAAGGATTCCACGCCGCCGAGTGTAATGGATCCACGCAAGCCCGCGCAGAGATACTCGATGATTTTGACAAGGGGAAATACAACGTACTTTGCAATTCAATGCTACTGACCGAGGGATGGGACTGCCCGTCCGTGGACTGTGTGATCGTGTTGAGACCGACTAAAGTACGATCTCTTTACTGCCAGATGGTGGGACGTGGGACAAGGCTATGTGAGGGCAAGGAGAATCTACTTTTACTAGACTTTTTATGGCACACAGAACGTCATGAACTGTGTCACCCGGCTGCACTCATAGCGGACAGTGAAGAGGTGTCCAAGAAAATGACCGAAAACATGGAAAAACAGGCTGCCATCGATCCAATGGCCATTGACCTGGAGGAAGCGGAGCAGACAGCTCGTGAAGACGTGCAGCGTGAACGTGAGGAAAAGCTGGCCGAGCAATTGGCCGCTATGAAGAAACGTAAGCGTAAACTGGTGGATCCGTTGCAGTTTGAAATGTCGATACAGGCGGAAGATCTGTCAAGCTATGTACCGGCCTTTGGATGGGAAATGGCACCAGCCAGTGACAAGCAAATAAAAGCATTAGAAAAGTATGGCATATTCCCCGATGAGATCGACAATGCCGGAAAGGCAAATTTATTGCTCGATCGATTGAATAAACGTCGAGAAGAAGGATTGACCACACCGAAACAGATTCGATTCTTGGAGAGCCGTGGTTTTCAGCACGTTGGAACATGGTCATTTGAATCGGCCAAGAATATGATCGACCGGATAGCTGCCTGTGGATGGAGAATTCCACAGGGCATTAAACCGGCCGAATTTAAACCGGAGGTAGCGCAATGAATACAGCAAATATCATAGATTTAAATATAGATATGTTGGAGCATCACCCAAAGAATCCAAGACAGGATTTAGGGGATCTCACGGAACTGGCAGACAGTATCCGGGAAAAAGGAATACTGCAGAATCTGACAGTCGTATCCAATGATCACGGAACTTATTATGTAGTCATTGGAAACCGAAGATTGGAAGCGGCCAAGATGGCCGGATTGGATAGTCTGCCGTGTGTCATCTCCCAGATGAAGGAAGATGAACAACAGGCTGTTATGCTCCTGGAGAATATGCAGCGTAATGACCTGGATCCTTACGAGCAGGCACATGGATTTCAAATGTGCCTCGACTTAGGCATGACGGAAGACGACCTGAAGAAAGAGACAGGCTTTTCTAAAAAGACTATCCGACATCGATTGAATCTTCTGAAGCTAGATCATGATAAGTTCAAAAAGGGCGTAGAGAGAGGGGCTACCCTTCAGGATTACATTGATCTTGAACAGATCAAAGATGAAAAAGTAAAAGACGAAGTTCTTAAGTCTATCGGTACAAGAGACTTTCGTTACAATCTTAACCTAGCGTTGGAAAATCAAAAAATAGAGAAACTAAAAGCCAAGGTTATTGAAAAACTTCAGTTACAGGGAATTGTAGAAGTAGACAAACAACCTGAAGGATATGGATACTTCAAATGCTTTTATGGAAAACATGACTACAAAGAGTTTTTAAAGGAAGAACCTTTGGAAAAAGCTGAAGAATACTGTTTTCGTGCCGATAGCACTTTCATTTATTTGTATAAAAAAAGAGACAATGAACAAAATAAAAAGTTAGAAATACCGGTCAAAAAAGAACCGACAGAAGAGGAAAAAGCAAAAGAAAAAATCATTTTAAAAGCGAATGCTGCTTATCAGGCCAGGTTGGAATTTGTACAGGGAAAAATGAAGGAACTGCCTACCGATATCCAAACTTTATATGATTTGTCATCTTTTTATATGTCGATTAAGGAGGAATTAATCGACACGTCTTATATGGTTAATTTCGAAAAAAACTTTGAAGTAATTACCGGAAACTCCGCCGAAGACGGAATAAAGAAACCAGAAACTGCAAAAGAAATGATACGTCTTTTATTTGCCCTCATTTATTCAAAATTTGAATTGAATGATTCAAGCAATATACTTGAGCCAATTTGGCGTGGAAGTCGTTGTAATGAATATCGTTCTGATCAAAAAGAGCCGCTTGAATCATACTATCAGTGGTTAGAATCCTTTGGATATGCTGCATCGGAAGAAGAGAAAGAAATCATGTTTGGCAAGCATCCACTATTTGAGGTAAAGAATGGAAAGTAACATTAAGCAGCTGCTGTACTACATTGATCCGGAAACATTAAATTACCAAGAATGGGTCAATGTAGGTATGGCGTTAAAGCATGAAGGATACAGCGCTTGGGATTGGGAAGAGTGGAGCCGTAGAGACTCCGCTCGCTACCATCCCGGTGAATGTGGCTCGAAATGGGAGACGTTTCGAGAAGACGGCGGCAGTATCGTCACAGGTGGCACCATCTATCAAATGGCCTATGAACGAGGATACCAACCACCGGTACGGGAAGAAGCAGTCGCATTAGGTTGGGATGATGAGATATCGGATGACTATGTAGTGGTTGATTCGGAGCATGTGGAAGTATTGCCCATTGAACAGCCTGACGGGCGCAGATGGAAGCCTGTGAGCGATCTTATTAAATATCTTGAAACATTATTCAACGATGAGGATATCGTAGGCTATGTCACTAAAAGTTGGGTCAACGAAGATGGTAAGCATGTGCCCACACAGGGATCTTATAAAAAGACGGCCGGACAACTTATTGCCGATTTAAGGCAATGCAAAGGCGATATTGGTGCTGTGATGGGAGACTATGACCCGGAAGCCGGTGCATGGATCCGTTTTAATCCACTGGACGGTCAGGGATGTAAGAACTCTAATGTTACCGAATTTCGGTATGCATTGGTCGAGTGTGACGATATGGATCTGGCCAAGCAGAATGCACTGATTCGGGAACTAGAGTTGCCGGTAGCCTGTTTGGTTTACAGCGGTGGGAAATCCATCCATGCCATCGTCAAAGTGGATGCAGCCGATAATAAGGAATATAGAAAGCGCGTTGATTACTTATACAAGATTTGTAAGAAGAATGGATTAATCATCGACGAGCAGAACAAGAATCCAAGCAGACTGTCACGTATGCCGGGTATCAAGCGAGGAAAAAACAAACAGTTTTTAATTGATACGAATATCGGAAAGTCATCCTGGAATGAATGGGAAGAATGGATTGAATCGGTCAATGACGATCTGCCAGATCCGGAAAACCTGGCCGAAGTCTGGAACGATATGCCAAGTTTGTCACCGGAACTAATCAAAGGAGTGTTGCGCTGCGGCCACAAAATGCTGATTTCTGGTCCGTCAAAGGCTGGTAAATCCTTTGCACTCATTGAGTTAGTCATTGCAATGGCTGAAGGCGCTAAATGGCTGGAATGGGACTGTAAGCAGGGACGTGTAATGTATGTGAACCTGGAGCTTGATAGAGCGTCATGTCTGCATCGATTTGAGGACGTGTATAAAGCCATGCACTTGGAGCCGAAGCACATTGACAACATTGATATCTGGAACTTACGTGGGAAGTCGGTACCTATGGATCAGCTGGCACCGAAACTGATAAGACGTGCCGCTAAAAAGAATTATATCGCTATCATCATCGACCCAATCTACAAGGTCATTACCGGTGATGAAAATAGTGCTGATCAGATGGCAAATTTTTGTAACCAGTTTGACAAGGTGTGCACCGAATTGGGGTGTGCGGTGATCTACTGTCACCATCATTCAAAGGGCGCGCAGGGCGGTAAACGCTCGATGGATAGAGCCAGTGGCTCAGGAGTGTTTGCACGAGATCCCGATGCGCTGTTAGACCTTATTGAGTTGGAAGTTTCGGACACAGTTCGAGACCAGGAAGAAAACAAAGCGGTATGTAAATTCTGTATGCAGTGGCTGCGCAAATACAATCTGCAGGAGCAAATACCGATTGATGATCAGTTCAGCCAGACACGAATGCTGGAATGGTGCAGGGACCTCTTGAAACCGCAATACAAACAAATCACAGAGGAATTGAAGACCGTCAGAGAAACGGCCAAGGGACGAACAGCATGGCGCATAGAAGGCACGCTGCGTGAGTTCAAACGCTTTGATCCAGTCAATCTATGGTTTGACTATCCGGTTCATCATTGGGACCGCACAGGCGTTCTGAAGGATGTCCAACCGGATTATATGACACCGCAAAAGAAAGCAATCAACAAAGCTAAAGAGGTGGCCAAGAAGAAGAGAAACAATCATAAAGTAGAAATCGATAACTTCATCGATCTTGAAAACTATGGTGATCCAACCATGTTTAAGGACCTTGTAAAACACCTTGATAAGCCAGAAAGTACAGTCAGAAACTGGATAAAAAATGCCGGTTACAAGATAGAAAATGGATTTATTATACGCGATTAGAGAGTCCGCCACCACCACCAAATCCAGGTTTTGGTGTTTCATGAGTTCGCCACCAAATCCAGGTTTTGGCGGATTTGGCGCCACCACCAAATCCTATTATATATAGAGTTCGTGGTGGTGGGTGTCGTGTAGGGGTACCAAAACCGCCAACGTGCGCGGGTTTTGTTACCCACTCTCCACGACTATCGCGCGTGAGCGAAGAGGAGGAAAAAGAAAAATGAAAGAAAAGATTTGTCCTTTGTTATCGGATGGAGAACATGGCATAGAGTGTCAATATGATGCATGTGAATTTTTCGATAAGGAATCTATAGGATGCTTGTTTAAATCGTTGCTGATTAATTTGGATATTATCGCGGAGCAAAATGAAAACTGAATTTTTTATGCCGATGATCCCTCCAACCGTAACGGCACAGGAGCATAAGGTAACGATGATCAAAGGCAAGCCCGTGTTCTACGATCCACCGGAACTGAACAGGGCAAAAGCGAAGATCACGGGAGCTTTGTATAGAGCCATGCCGGAAGATTGGCAGACGATCATAGGGCCATGCCGATTGGTGGTGAAGTGGCTCTTTCCTTTGAAGGGAAATCATAGCGATGGTGAATGGAAAGCTACTAGGCCAGATACGGACAATCTGCAAAAGGCTTTGAAAGATGGCATGACGGCACTGGGATACTGGAAAGACGATGCGCTTGTGTGCAGTGAGATCGTGGAAAAGTTCTGGGCGGCAAAGCCTGGAATTTATATCAGACTGGAGGAACTGGAATGTGGGAAGGTAAAGCAGTAGAAGACGGACGAATCGTCCGAGGACAAAAGCTGATGTACGAGGGGCTGTTCAATGCCTACATCATACGAATAGAGCCAAGAGGTTCCGTTACAAGAACGAAGATCGTAATTGGATCAGAAAGAGAGGTCAGAAATGAACGGCCGTGATGATGAGTGGATCATTGCCGTTCTGATCCTTCTTGGAGTATGGCTATTTGAGATCATAGTTCTTTGTTCGATTGGAATTGGAAGGCCATTGGCTATGTAAAAGATGAATTCTCGTACTCAGTAAGGACCGGATTATCATGCAGGCATTTGTTTTGATTTTCTCCTAGAAATAACTTAACCCATTCGATCTTACAGTTTGTACAAAAATAATAATTCGATAGTCCGGCCCTTCATGGGTACGAGTAGAAAGTGTGAATGATGAATTACAGACAAAAGCGACAGGATAAAATAGCAAGGCAGATCCAAAAGGAATATACGGCGCTGGCACAGTTGGAACATGAAAAAGAGCTTGGAACGATTTGTGTTCAACATGGAATCACCAAGTCAGATTTATTTGAATTGATCGAAAGGAAAAGAGGGATAGGCAATGATAGATGCAAAAGCAAAGGATATACTTTACAACATAAAGAACTTGCAGAGGTTGAAATCGATCGTCAGAAACATCGATGAAATGCTGCTGCACATCACAGAAGAAATCTACCGTATACAGGAACCGTCATGCCCAAATGGAGGGAATGGTGTCAAAATAGAAAATCATCTGGACAAGTCATATATCGTGAATGATCTGATATCACAGGAGATGCAGTTGATTCAGGAAAAGAATGAATATCAGAACCGCATCGAAAAGGCAGAGGCATACTTAAAAGCTGTACGACTTATCTGTGATTCAAAAGAATTGGAGTTTGTGAGTGAATTTTTTGATGGAGCATACTACAAAAGCCTATCGAATAAGTATGGATATGAGAATCCATATGAAAAAGTACTTTCTTTGATTAAAAAAAGTGAAAAGTTCTAGGAAACTAGATGTGTCAAGGTGGTATAATAGTAATATCGAAAAGCATCAAGGAAGACCTTGGTGCTTTTTCTTTTGGCAAAACGACGAATGACGAGGTGGTGGATTGACTTGAGTGAATTGTGGGAGCAGGCATATGAAGACTATAAAAGCGGCTTGAAGTATAAAGAGATTGCGGAAAAGTACGATGTCACTCTTAACACAGTCAAGTCTTGGAAAACACGTCATTGGAACAAAAAAGGTGTGCACACAAACAAAGGCAAAAAGTGTGCACACAAAAAGAAAGGTGCACAGCCGGGAAATAAAAACGGAACAGGGCCTCCTGGAAACCAAAACGCTAAAAAGCACGGACTCTTTGCCAAGTGGCTACCGGAAGAGGTCAATCAGATTATTGGTGAGATGCCGGAAAGTCCTTTGGATATTTTGTGGTACAACATCCAGCTACAATTGGCAGCAATCGTCAGAGCGCAGAACATTATGTATGTCATCGACAAAGACGATAGGACTAGAGAGGTTACCCTCGAAGGAGAGGCTATAGCCTATGACGTGCAACAGGCTTGGGACAAACAGGCCAGCTTTATGACGGCACAATCAAGAGCTATGAAGACATTGGAAAGCATGATCAAGCAGTATGATGAACTACTTCACAAGAATTGGGAACTGGCCACGGAAGAGCAAAAGGCAAGGCTTGGACTGCTTCAGGCACAGAAAAAGAAACTAGAGTCTGACGGTGGTGAAAGCCAGGAGCTTACCAAATTAGATCAGCTGCTTGCCGGCATTGACAAGGAGGCCAAATCGTGAAACTGACACCACTGCAGAAAGAGTTCTGGACCGATGCCAATCATCGCTGGAATATTAAGACCGGAGCTACACGATCGGGGAAGACATGGCTTGATTACTACATGATTCCCAAACGCATCAGAGCACTCCAGGGACGTCCTGGCGACGTTTTATTATTGGGTAACACACAGGCTACCTTAGAGCGAAACGTGCTGAATCCGATGCGGGAAATGTACGGTGACAAGCTTGTATCGATTATCAAGAACGATAACAAGGTCAGACTTTTCGGTCGATGGTGTTATGCATTGGGTGCCGATAAAGTAACACAGGTCAACAAGATCCGAGGAATGTCGATTGCGTACTGCTATGGTGATGAGGTAGTGACCTGGAACCAGGAAGTCTTCGAAATGTTGAAGTCACGTCTGGATAAAGAGTATTCCTGTTTCGATGGAACGTGCAACCCGGAAAATCCAAAGCACTGGTTCAAACGGTTCATTGATTCAGATGCGGATATCTTTTGTCAGAAATATACACTTGACGATAACAAATTTCTTCCGGAAAGCTTTGTCACGAATCTGAAGAATGAGTATCGAGGCACGGTGTACTACAATCGATACGTTTTGGGAGAGTGGTGCAATGCTGAAGGTCTTCTCTTTCCTCAGTTTGCCGACAATCCTAAGTTGTGGGAAGTGAAGGAGCTTCCAACCTTCCAGATCGTCAATATTGGTCTGGATATTGGAGGGACGAAGTCGCACAGTACTTTGGTAGCGACCGGCATCAGCAATAACTGGAACAACCTTACGACCTTTATGGAGCGCAAGATCGTACACGCAAAAGGTACGATTGATGCGGATAGGCTTTGCCAGGAAACCGTGAGCTTTATCAAAGCTTTAAATGCTGTGGGGTATTATCCAAGCTATGTGTGCGTGGACAACGCCGAACAGGTATTGCTAAACTCCATTCGGACAGCGGTATGGGAAGCCGGACTATCCACGGAGGTCATTGACTGTAAAAAGATTGAGGGTAAAACAAGAATCTTGATTTACAATCTTTTGCTAAATCAGCACAGAATGAAGTTCAAGGCAGTGCCGATGGTTGTTGAAGCATTGAGTACCGCTTTATACGATACGAAAAAAGATGAGGATGCGATCCTCGACGACTTTACAACGGACATCGATACATTCGATGCCCATTTTTATTCCTGGTCCATATTCATGGACTACATTACGGGGGTGATGTGATGGTAATCTTTAATATTTTGCGGGATTTGGGATACACGGTAGACACGGATCTTGAATCCTACTACACCTACATTGATGAATGGACAGACTGGTGGAAGGGATATTTTTCCAAGTTCCACAAATACCAGGCCACCGATGATCAGGGCAACTTTATCACCCTGTATCGTAAGAAATTGAAGATGGCCAAGAAAGTCTGTGAAGACTGGGCAAACTTACTTCTAAACGATAAGACGTTGATCAACGTAGATGATGAGAATACCCAATCTTATTTGACGGGAGACGAAGAAGAACAGCAGGGCGGCGTTTTAGGACGTTCCAAATTCTGGAAGATGGGAAACCGGCTGATCGAACGTGAGTTTGCATCCGGTACCGCCTGTTTCTATTTGGATCTTGTCAGACCAAATGTGTTGAATGGTGAGCTGAGAGCGGATGATGTTAAGATTCGCTATATTCGAGATGCACGTATGATCGTACCGTTGTCATGGGAGAATGGAGAGATTACCGAAGTGGCATTGGCAAGTGAACAGGCACATAAGGGCAAACGTTATTTATACCTGCAGTTGTTTTTGATTCATCCAAAAGGATATCTTGTGGAAAACTATTTTTATGAGGTTAATGATGAATCGTATAAGCGTGTTGATAATCTGAACAGTATTGTGGATAACTATTTATTACCATGCAAGCCGTTTGTTGTTATCTCACCAAACATCGAAAACAACCTGGAAGATGTACCAATGGGAATCAGTATTTATGCCAATGCCATTGATCAATTAAAAGGCTGCGACTTGGCCTACGACAACCTCTATAACGATATCCTGTTAGGTAAGAAAAGAGTTTTCATGAATCAGGCCATGTTTGCCATGAAACAGGCATCCTCTGATCCAGAGGACAAACGAATCAAACCGGATATACCGACAACGATTGAGAAGACTTTATATGTAATTACAGGAACTAAGACACCAAGTGATGAACAGTTCATGCAGGAGTACAATCCGCAGTTACGTGTAGATGAAAACAAAGAGAATATTCAGCTGAACTTGAATATTCTCTCTTCTAAAGTAGGCTTTGGCCAACATCGATATCAGTTCGATGCACAGGCAATGGCTACAGCCACAGAGGTTCGAACATCTAACAAAGACCTTACAGAATCTGTTTGGAAACAGCGCATCACGATTCAGGATGCCTTGACAGAATTGGTACATTCAATTTTGATTCTGGCAAAAGAAAAATGTGGCTTGTCTGTGAATCCGGATGTGAAGATATCAATTCAATTTGATGACACAATGTTTTCAGATGAAGAAACCGAGCGTATGCGGTTCTTGCAGGAAATATCTGCAGGTGTCCGTCAGAAGTGGGAATATCGTGTGAAGTATCTAGGCGAAGAGGAAGAAGAGGCCAGAGAAATGACGGGTGAGCTTGAAGGTATGGAACCTCAAGGCTTGCAGTTCCCTCTTGATCAACAGGTCAATAAGGATGACTTAGATGCTTGATCCCCGTTACCTTCTGACAGTTGGTGACGGCCTTGCCAATCAGTTCTTCGAGTTAGAAACGGAAATACTGATTGATATTGCCAAGCGTTTAAAAGCAAACGATCTGAACATGGTATCGACTGCACAGTATCAGATCATGAAGCTGCAGCAGTTAGGGTTACAGACAGACTACATCAATCAGATGCTGGCACAGCTTTTAGGTGTCTCTGAGGAACAAGTTGCTCAGATCATGAGTGATTCAGCCTACGAAAGCATCCGTGAGGATATGAAGATCTACCAGGAGGCCGATATGCTGGATGGTCGAACTGTGGATCTCACAGAGCAGGTCAAAGCCGGAACCAATGCTTTAAAAGGTGAACTTACTAATCTCTGTCAAACGACTGTACAGACCGCCAACAAGCGGTATATGGATTTGCTGGACAAGGCTTATTTGAGTGTGTCCAGTGGCTTATTAAGCCCGCAACAAGCTACAGATCAAGCTATCAAGGAACTTGCCAAAGATGGTCTGCAGATGGTTGATTACAAGAGCGGTGCACATC